AAAACAAATATCCTGTTCATGCTACATCATTTACAATGAGTGGTCGTGATGAAGCAGATAGTAAAGAAAGTGGTCGTGAAACAGTAGATTTTGCGACAAATGAAAATACGATACAATCACAATCTTCTGGTTCAAACACCAATCCTAAACCAAGTACAGATTAGGAAGGAAGATTATGTGCATGACAGAAACAAATTCTGTAGTGAAATGCAAATCAGTTTTTAAGCCTGGTGTTGCAAGGCATTTAATCAAAATGGGAAACCCTGTTTATGATATCAAGCCGAAGAAAGAAAATCCAGACGCTTCTATTTTCATATTTGTGGAAACGGAAAAATTTGTAAATGATTTCACTACTATTTTAAGTACATCTGAATAGATGTTTATTACGTTATTGTTAGAAATGGCACTTTAGGGTGTCTTTTTTATTGCAATAAATTATACAAAAAGGTGGTACATATCATGGAAATGGAAAAAAGATTTTTAGAAATTTCACAAGCCACCAACCCAAATGGACGCAGACGAGTCAAAATTGTTTTGCATGAAATTTACCCCGATAACACACGTTGGAATATCAATGGTATCTCCTATCTTGAACAATACACAAGAGACAATGCAGATACCGTAAAAGGTATGCCATTATGCGCTGAGTTCCTGGATAATGATAAAGAAATTCCATATGGTCATGGATTGACTGGTCAGATTAAAAATATGCCGGTATTTGAAGATTCTGTGCAAGTAGGTGTGTTTGAGGACTGGTCGATTGAAGACATTGAATTGGAAGACGGAATGCATAGATGTTTATGTGGTGTTGGCTACATAAATGAAGCAAGATATCCAAAATTCGTAAAATGGATTGAGGATAAGATTGCTGATGGCATTACTATTCGTGGAAGTGTTGAATTTGTTGGTACAAAGGAAAATGACGGTGAAATAATTTATGATGGCGGTTGGAAAGAACAAGGTCGTATCCCTATGATTTATGATTATAGTGGATATTGTATCTTATCCGTAAAACCTTCCGATTCGACTGCCGTATTAGTTGAACTTAACCAGTTCAATCGTAAAAACTTGGAGGTTATTGAAATGAATGAAGAAATGATGAAAGCACTTTCTGATTTAAAAACTGACATTATTTCAGAATTTCAGGACACTAGAAAAGTTGAAGTAAATTCACAGGTTGCTAGTCTTGAATCACAGGTTGCAGAACTCAATTCTAAGATTGATGAGCTGAATGCTTCTATCAAAGAAAAGGATGAGGAAATTTCTGAACTTAACCAGAAATGTGAAAAATCTGAAAGTGATGCCAAAGCAAAAGAGGACGAGCTTGATGCGAAAAATAAAGAGCTGAATGCCCTTGTTGAGACACAGGCTGCAGAACTCAATGAACTGAAGAAAGCAAACAAAATCGCTGAGTTAAATAGTGCCCTTGCAGACTATACAGATGAGCAGAAAGATTTTGCCAAAGAAGAAATCGAAGCATTTAATGCTGATCCGTTCTCTGTAGAGATCAATTCAATCACAACAAAGATTGATGCAACTGCATATAAGAAAATTCGTGAGGAAAATGCAAAGAAATCTCTTGAAATGAACTCAATGAAAGACGAATTTGATGGCATTATGTCAGCAATTGATCCTATCGTCAAAGATGATAATTCCGTTGACGATTTTGATTGTTTCGCTTAATCAAGCGTAAATAAATGTATAGAAGAAATGATGAAAGAAGGAGAAAGCTACCATGTTAAAATTTAGAGAAATTGGTACATACAAAAATGCCGTTAATGTTGGTTACTGTACAGCAGACGTTGAGCTGCATAACGGTAATGTTGTAACTTTCGATAGAGCTACAAAGAAAGCTGCTGTTCCTACTGATGGAAAAAAAACAGGGCTTGCAATTGTTATGAATACTATCGACAAACCTGAGACTCTTACACCAAACGATTATGTAATCGAAATTGGTGAGAATCCACGTTTATTTGTTCTTACTTCACTGAAAGGAAGAATTATTGACATGGATATGGATCAGGTAGATGGCACATACGCAGATATTGCTGTTGGCGATTTCCTTGTTGCAGAAGCCAGTGGAAAACTGAAAGCTGTAAAGAAAGCCACAGGAGTAGCTGACTACAAAGAATATTTTGTAGTAAGTGAGAAAACAAGTTTCAACGGTGAAGGACTTGCTGTTGAGGTTGTTATTGCCTAATTGTAACTTAATACACTAATTGGAGGAACGAAACAATGAGAAATATCGTTGAATTAAATACTTCTTTTGAATTAGCAAATCCAGTAAAAGATGATGTAACTATCAAGGATCAGGCTAAATTCAAACAGATGGTTGAAATCTGTTCTGCCCTGTTCACTGGTACAGATGCCGGTAAATATGGAACACAGAAAGATGCTGTAGCAAAGAAACTTTCTGCACTTGGAGAAGCTGCAGCTATGGGCGATTTCAAAGCTAGAGCTGAAATCAATACAATCGTTAAGTTCATTATTGAGCCGAAACTGCTTGAGGCTATGAAGATTTATGATTTCTTAGGAAATTATCATGAACTTGCTTATCATGAACAGCCGAAGGTTAAAACTTACAACTACGAAGGAATTGACGCTCGTATGCAGGCTGCAAATTCTGATGTAAGTTTTGCTGGAAGAAACTGGATGGAATATCCTGTTGCTACAAGAACCATTTCTGCTGGTATGGCTATTGATTACCGTGAACTTGCTTCTGGTAACTTCGATGGAACAATCGCAGAGGAAATGGCTCAGGTTCAGGTTGATATGAACAACAAAGGTGTAGCATACGTTCTTGGTGTTCTGAAGAAATCTCTTGCAAACAACACTAAATATGTGAAGAACTATAGCACATATTCAGGAACTCTTCCTACAGAGGATGAAGTTGCTGAAAGAGTTGCATTTACTCGTAAAATGGGTAAAGTTGCCATCTTAGGTGACTACAGCTTAATCCAGGAAATCAGTGGATGGAACGGATATAAAACTGTTGGTGATACTAAGATTCCATTCTATAGCCCATCACAGGTAGATGAAATCGCCAAAGCCGGTGTAAACGGATTCTACAAAGGAAGCACACTTGTAGAACTTGAAAATCCGTTCAACTATACTAAACCGCTTGCTGACAAGTCTGGATTCGAGACTTACTATGCAGATGATGAGCTGTACTTCACTGCTGCTGGTAATAAATCTCCACTGAATATCTTTAGACGTGGCGGTATCACAACAATGAGCGGTACAGACGTTGAAACAGGTACAGTCAAAACACGTTTTGATGTTGAACTTGGTGCTGACGTTGTAAAAGGTCGTGAATTTGAGATTGGTTTACTTGCTAAACAGTCTTAATCAAGCGTAAATAAATGTATGAGCATGGGGAAATCAATTTTCTCCATGCTTTCATTATTAAAGGAGTTATACATCAATGGACGAAAAAGTTATTGAAAAAAGCGCAAATGTTGTAACTAAGACAACGAAAGCAAAAACACAACGTGCAAAAACAAAGATACGTACTGTCAATGATCTCTCTCTTAGCGATAGAGTTTCTATTGATAATTTATGTGCATGGACTGTTGGATTTGTTTCTGAAGAAAATGGGAAAACAATTCTAATGGGTTCTAATATTAAAAACTATAAGAGATTAACACTCGCAGAAGTTGATTCACAAGTTAAAATCGGAAATATTGCATTTTGTGGAGTCGATGGGCTTGGCTCTCATGCTGCTTTTAAAATCAATGATCCGCTCGTAAGAGAATATGTTTTCGGAGAAGATATTTCGCCGGTTCAATTAACAGTGGATGCAGTAAATGATTTGTTCGCATCTAAGAGTAAGAAAGAATTTCATGATAAACTTTCTTCTTTGGTTGTAACAGAATCAGAAAAGAAAATGATTGCAATTATGTGTTCAGATAAGGACTTATACCCTTCTGTCAACACTGATGAAGTTCCGTCTTATATGCTTGCTGAAATTGAGGCAGTCAGTGGATTAAATCTCGATTAAAAATGATTGGAGGTGCATTCAATGACATCATATACAGACGTTGTATCTGCATTTGAATCAATCATTAAATGTAAGTATGTACTTGCAGACGGATTAGTTCGTCAATGGTTCTTGAATGCATTAGGTGAATATGAACTAAATATTGATTCTTTAGGATTCGATAAACAAGATTTAGTATTTACCCCACCCTCTTCTGATTCAGATTCTTTCGATGACAATGGTGATTTGAAAAACTATGTCATTTTGAGTCTGGCTGAGATTATGAAGTCTTACTATATGCAACAAGAGGTAAGGCGTGTAAATCAGTTAAATAATATCATCGGTAAAGATATCAGTCTTAACGGAACTGGTGATACAAAGAAATACACAAGAGCGGAAGCTGATGCAATAGATTCAAAAATTGCAGACCTTTACACAAAGCAAAAATGTCCAGCTTATACATAGGCGGTGATATTTATGGCTGTGGATTGGTATTTAATGGATCAACCACCTATTTATAATGGTGGTTTTGAGGGCGAAGAATTTTTCGCTTATGCACAAGATGGTTTTAAGGAAATGCTTGATACCACTATGTTGTGCGATAATGTTGAGTTTATAAACAGTGATTTTTCTGTTATTACTCCCGGCAAGGCAATTATACAGAGTGTTACGCCAGACACACAATTAAAAGCTGAAGACAGACAAATTTTAGTGCCGATTGGAACTTTACAAACATACTCTTACATTCGTTTTGAAGATGAAATTTGGATTATTGCTTCTGAACCAAGTAATAACAAATTTTATGAAAAGGCAGTTCTTAAAGTTTGTCACAATCAGTTACGATGGCAAGATCCAGAAACCAAGAAGATATATGAATATTGGTATTGGTGTGAAGATGTGACACGGTATAGTTCTGGTGTTTTCAAAGGAAATATTGTTATCACTTATGATAAGCAGTATAGCCTTTTACTGCCAATGGATAAAAATACAAGAAGGCTTCATGACGGTATGCGATTTATGTTGGAAATGTCCAACGATGTACCGTTGG